CCGGCCTAATGCTCGGCGGCCTCGGTCAGTTTTTTCTCTTGGCTCCTTTGATGCTGTCCATGTAGGCCTTCAGCACCGCCACCGCCAGGAACGGCACCTCCAGTATCTGCTGCAGTGCCTTCTGGCTGAAGGGGATTTCCTTGCCATCGTCACCAGTCACGCCGGACCAGCCAACCAGCAGCTCGGCCGCCATCTCAGTGATGCGCTCCAGGTCGCCCAAGTCCTCCAGCTTCTGCAGCTCGGCCACCATCGGGCCGATCTTGCTCTGCGGATGGCGTTTGAACTCACCGTCGAATGTTTGCCGTTCATGCCGGCCACCATCGACGGGAATGTCAAAGGTGACCGGCCAGACGTAGGTGTCGGACTGTTTGAGAACGAACGCCATGCAGGATGCTCCTATTGGAAGGTGAGATACAGCTCGTCGTTGCCAGAGCTGGAGGGAATTGCCACATAGGGCAGGTTCAGCATCTGGATGCCGTCCTGGTCAGAGTAGGACGGGTTGCCGATGTCAACCGTGGGCGACAGCAGGGTAACAATGTTTCCTGCAGTGGTGCCATGTTGGAAGCTCACCAGCCCGGTGGTGTCATCGTTGGCGATCGTGAAATAATCCTTCTGCGCAATCGTCGGCGCTTCGATCACAGCCGTGCCGCTAGGGGCGCGGTTGGTGATGGTGACCGACTTGGTGCAGCCAACCAGCTCCCGATAAATCACCTCGTTGGCGATGTCGAAGCTGAGCGACTGGACGCAAGCAGAGGCGTAGCCGAGGATCGACACGCCCAGCGTGTTGCCCGCCTTGAAGATGACCGGCGTCGCCTGGTTGGTATAGGTGACAGCCGGCGCAGCGGTATCGGTCGGGGCGTTGTAGATGCCGGTCATCGTGAAGCTAATCACCGGGATCTGCCCGACTTCACAGCTCAGGTTGAAGGTGCCGCGGCAGCCGGTGGCTTTGTGCAACACGCCGTCATTGTTGAAGTAAATCGTGGAGCTTTCAAAGCTTTCGCTCACGGGCTTGTAGCCCACGTTTGCCGAGATGCTGTAGCCGCTGCTGGCGCCCGGCGTGAAGGCGGTCGTGGTCTTCTGAACGGTCGCCACCTTGGTGGTGCCGTTGTAGGCGGTGATGATGCCCTTGTCGCCGCTGCCGGTGCCGCTGGTGATCGAAATCACCATGCCGTTGTAGAGGTTGTCGGTGGCGCTTGCAGCAACCGCCAGCGTGATCGAGCCAGCGCTGCCAGCTTGAGCGCTGCCGGTGATAGCTGCGCCCGTGGTGGTGGCGGCCAAGCCGCAAGAGCGCAGCAGCGCGTCCAGCTTGCTGGCAGTGCCGGCGGTGCCGGAGCCGGCCAGTTCAGCCTCAAAGGTGATGCCCACCCGCGTGTTGGCCAGCAGCTGGGTGGAGTTGCCCAAATAAGGGCGGATCAGATCGCGGCTGACGGTATCGGCCTCGATCGGCGTGATCTCAAGGTTCCGCACCAGCACCGCATCACTTCCGAGCGGCGTGGGGTCGGTTCCATAGGTGCCTTCAATCTCGGCCAGGATCAGGCGTTTGCGGCTCAGGAGCGGCATGGCTCAATACCTCTTCTTGGGGTTCGGAGGGAGTAGCCGGCGCCGTCCGCTCGATGAGCTTCCGTTTGCCGGTTTTCGGGTTCAGCAGGTAAGAACCGCCTTTGCCCGCGTGTTCATCCACCATGGTAGCCATCACGCTGTTGCCAGATTAGTCACGCTGGTGCGGTAGCGGATCAGATAGTCGCAGCTGATCACGCCGGCTGGCTGATCGGCCTCGACCATCTCAAAGCTGACGGACTGCGGCTGGATGTCCATGGCATAGCCGCCGAGGGTGAGGTCTGCCATCAGCTTGCTGTGCAGATCCTCCACGATCGGGTCGGCCAGCTGATCGGGCACAGTGCCGCGCACGATCACCGCAATGCGCACATTAAGGCTCCAGTCCAGCGTCGGCAGGCTGGTGTTCTGCTGAGCGTTGTCGTTGACCGGCTCGATCACAATCGCCGGGCTTTCCTGTCTGGCAAGCGGCTCGACGCGGCTGCGATAGATCCGCGTTCCCACCTGCACGGTGCCGGTAAGTGCCGTGCGGATGGCGGCCAGTATGGTCTCGCGGCGTGTGCTCATGGCGTCAGAGTAGCGGGATCGGTGTGGTCAATGCTCGGGCAAATGCGGGACGTTCCTAGAAGATGAACACCACCCGGCGCCTGCCGCCGCCGCCGGACTTGGCCAGGCTGGCAGCGTTGCCGGTCAGGGTAAAGACGCCGGTCACCGCATCAAGCTCGTCGGCGGCGGCCAACCCGGCTGGGTTGCCGGTCAGGGTGAACGCACCAATGGCGCCCAGCACGCTGTGATCGGCTGCCAGTGCTGCCGGGTTGCCAGTCAGCAGGAACTGCCCGCGATCGCCAGCAGCGCGCCAGCCCTGCCGCAGGGAGGCCGCTTGGCCGGCCAGGGTGAACTGCCCGCGATCGGCAGCGAACAGCCTGCTGCGGCTCAGCGTGGCGCCATTGCCGGTCAGGCTGAACGTGCCGACCAGGGCGCTCAGCTCATCGGCTGCGGCCTTGGTGAGCGTTGCGTTGTTGCCGGTCAGCGTGAACGCGCCGGTGCCGCCCGCCAGCGCGTAGCCCTGCGCAAGGCCTGCCTGGTTGCCGGTCAGGGTGAACGCACCCGTGCCACCGCCGAGCTTGACCGCATGAGCAAGCCCGGCCTGCTGTCCCGTCAGCGTGAACGCGCCACGATCGCCGGCTAATGCACTGCCACGCTTGAGTGTGGCCGCATTGCCCGTGAGGCTGAAAGTGCCAGCAGTCGCATCAAGCTGATCGGTGTCGGCCAAGGTTGCCGGGTTGCCTGTCAGCGTGAAGGCGCCACGGTCAGCAGTAATGGCATAGCCCTGCGTCAGCCCTGCTTGGTTTCCCGTCAGGCTGAAGGCACCAACAATGGGCAGCAGTTCCTTTGCCGTGGCCTTGGTGAGCGTGGCAGCGTTGCCCGTCAGGCTGAACGCGCCCGTGCCGCCCTCGATGCGGATGTTGTGGCGCAGGTCTGCTGGGTTGCCGGTCAGCGTGAAGCCGCCGGCGTCGATGGTGATGCTGTACTGGCGAGCGAAATCAGCCGGATTGCCGGTCAGTGTGAACGTTCCAAGTTCGGCTGCTATTGCCTTGACAGCCGTCACTGTCAGCGTGGCATCGTTGCCGGTCAGCGTGAAGCTGCCTGTCTCGCCAGTTGTGCTCCAGGCGGTGACTTCGCGCACGGCCACAAACACTGCCGCCAAGTCATCAGCACCGCCCTGAAAGCCAACGTTTCGCGCACCTTGGCCGGCAGTGTTTTCCACCACCATCGAGTTGCCAAAGCTGCCGAGGTCGATGCTTGTTAACTGTGTGCTGTTAGCACCAGCAGAAGCCGGTGAGTTGGCGCCGTAGTAGGCAGCCGCATAGCGCAAGCTATCAATGCCAGAGCTGCCGTCATCAATGGCAAGTTCAACCAGTGTCTGGTTGTTTTGTAAAACCTGGATGCCGGTGACATTGACATCAGCGCCAGCGGTGACCGTCGCCGCCGACGCGTACATGATCGTCGCGTTGTTGGTCCGGTTGACTGTGATGGTCTGGTTGCCGCTGCCCAGCCCAGAACCCAGGAAAAACATGTCAGTCCGGCCTGGTTCACCAGCGGTATCAATAGCGACCGCACCAGTGACTCGCGTCAGTGCCGTGCCGCCATAGGTGACGGAGCTGATGAAGTTGCTGGCGCTGATCGTATGAACGAAGACAAGCACGCCCTGCGGCGTGCCGGTCTGCGTATGCGTCCAGCTAAACGATGTCTGGTTGGTTGAGCCTGTTGTTCCGGTATGGGATTCCGAGTCAGAGCTATGGGCGACAGCCACCGTCCCGCCTCCGCGTCAGTTATCAGGCCAGGGTCAGGATGCCAGCAGCGTCCCAGGTGATCGTGAAGGTCTCGCCGTTCAGTAGGTCCACAGTGGCGCCGTAGTCATACCAGCCGATCAGCTCATCGTTGGTGGCGGTGTCGTTGTAGAGCACCACATAGCGGAACGTCGGCACCGTGCCGCTGGCGGTAAGCACCAGATCGTTGGCGTCCAGTGTGTAGGTGCCGCTGGTTTGGGCGGAGGTTACGCCTGCCAGCACCCGGCTGCTCAGGTTGGTGTAGCTGATCTGCGTGATGTTGCTCAGCTGGGTGTCGGTGTTCACCGGGAGCGTGTTGGTCAAAGCCACCGTCAGCGTGTCGGAGCCAAGGTTGTGGACCTTCTCGGCCAGAGCCTCGACGAAGGAGTTGAACTTGTTGAAGGTCGCCATGGCCTGTGAGGCTCCTGTGCTATGGGTTCAGTTTAGGCTCAGAACGCGACGGACAAGTTGAACTCGTCCACCGTGCCGCTGACTGCTGTGATCTCCACCCACACCCAGCGATCGGCTGGGATGGGCTGGTTCTGCACCGTGGCGGTGTCGCCGTTGGTGGTGTTGGTCACGGTGTCGGAGACCGTCGCCAGCGTGCCAGTGGTGGTGCGGTCGCCGGCATAGCGCAGCTCGTAGGTCACCGAGCCGCCGGACACCAAGCCCACCACGCTGTTGATCGTTGTCTCGCGGCTGGTGCGGAACAGCGTGAAGCTGTCGTTTACCAACGGCCCTGCGATCGTGATGCTGCGCGGTGCTGAGCCGTTGGTCGGCGGCTTGTGCTCCCAGCGGTTCATTGCATCCACCCAGGTCAACACGTCGCCGTCATGCGCGTCGCTGGTTTCAACGTCGTGGCAGTCGCTGATCCGTGTGCCAGCGTCGGATCGCACAAAGATGATGCCGTTGTTGGCCGAAGTGATCACCGCGGCCACCGGCAGCTTGAGGTTCGGACCATCCGGCTCAACCGTGACAAACCCGCCAGGGTTGGCCGGGTCGCAGTAAAGGATCGAGTCCACCGGATAGGCGGTGGTGTCGATGCCGCGCACCTTGCCGAAAACGGTCACGAAACCGCTGTCATCCGGCGCCACCGTCTCGGTCATCACGCCGAGGAACACATGCCCAGGCAGGCTGCCGTTGGCAATCATCGGCGCCACCTGCAGATGGCCGCTTGCGCCATTGGTGCCGGCGTACATCACGCCGGTGCCTTCCGTGATCGTGTTGGCCGTGTCGTTGTAGACCAGGAAGGCGGTCTCCTGTCCGACCTGCAGCACCGTGCCGCCGCCCTTGGCAACGTCCAGCGTCTGCTCATCCTCGTTCCACGCCAGCTCGCCAGCGGTGTCCGCATTGCCGCCGGTGGTCAGCAGCTGGATCGACTGCAGCGTGGGGTTGCGGTTCCATGGCGCGTACTCCAGCGCGCTCCATGTGGCGCTGCCATCGCCCACCTTCGCCTGCTTGGTGTCGATCTCGTAGCCCACCTCGCCGGCCGCGAGCACCGGGTTGGCAGCCGTCCAGTTGGCAGCCGTGTCACGCCTGAGCTTGATCCGCTGCCGCGTCGTGGCCATTAGGCGCCTCCGCCGTCGATCTCGTTGGTATCAACCCATTCTGTGCCGTCGTAGATCAGCGCGTCGCCCTGCTGCGCGCTGGTGATGTTCACATCCGCCAGGTCCTGCAGACCGAACTCACGCGGCTGCCCGCCAGGTGCTGTTGCCTCAGGCGCCAGCTTCATTAGGCCAATCTCGACAAACATCCCGTCATCAATCCGGCGCGTCTCGCGCACCTGATAGTTCACGCCATCCACCGTCACGCCGTCGCCGTAGACCAGCCCGCCGAAATCCGCATAGCGCGCGGTCAGCGTGTAGTCAGTGCTCAGCACCATGTCGCCAGCGAGCACCTGCGACGGCATGTCAAGGATGCCCAATGCCGAAACGGCGCCACTGGTGACAGTGACGCCGAAATCGCTGAGGAACAGATTCAGATCCTCAGTCAGAGCCATCAGCCGTACTTCTTGAGGCCGTAGCCGAAGCAGGTGACAGCGCTGGAAGCGGTGCCGGTTTCAGCGGTGCAGCTCAGGCGCACATAGCGCTTTAGCTCATCGCGGTTCAGGGTCTTCACCTGCTTGGCAGCAGTGTTGCCGATTGCGGTAAAGCCGCCGCCGGTGACAGCGGTGTAGGTCACGTTGTCGTCTGACTCCTCGATGCGGAAGGTCAGATCAGCGCCAGCGCCAGCAGCAGTGCCGGACAGGATGATCTGAATGTCGCCGTCGTACTCAAGAAGATCGACGCCAGTCTGGTCGCCGGTGCCGGTGATGGTGGTGGTAGCCAGCAGCGTGAAGTGCTGCAGCTTCTCAAGGGTTTGCTGAAAGATCGCCATTTGGGGTCACCTTTGTGCGGGGTTTGCGTTTGGGAGCCACTACCGGCTCTGGCTCAGGCGCGAACTCGGCAGCAATGCTGACCGCTACCGCCTTGCCAATCCCGATCAGCAGGCGTGCATCAGCAGCGGAAGCCGCCACCTTTGCTCCAGCTCTTGCGAGCTGGCCGCCCACCATCGTGGTCTTCAGGATCTCAATGTCCATGCTGGTTAGGGGCGGCCGTTAGACCGCCCCGCCTCCATCAGATCAGAGGGTGTTATTGCCGCGGCAGAAGCTCTCGGGATGACGGACACCGAAGTCCACGTCCTGCAGAGCCACCACGCGAACGGTGCCGCTGGTGCTGTGGGTGTAAGGATCCACGGTCAGATCCAGGCCAGACCACATGCCCATGATCAGCTGCGACCACACGGCGAAGAAGATGTCGCCGCTGAGCACCTGATTGCTCACCGCTGCGCTGTAGCCGTTGACGGTGCCGCCAGGTTCAAACACATAGGCGCCGGTGTCGGTGCCCTTGTCCTTGGTCTTCAGAGCGCCACGCATGGAGGCGTTCATCAGGTAGGACATGGCGCCGATGTCGGCGTTGTCGGCGGCGATCTTGCTCTCCATGCTCACCACCTCGGCGTAGGTGGGAGTGGCGGCACCGAAGTCTTCGGTGTTGATGCCGGTGGTCAGCTTCACGCCCAGGGGCTGGTTGCTGCTGCCTAGGCCATAGAGACCCACGCGGTCGATCTCCAGCGCCAACACGGTGGCGAGATCCTGGCGGATCATCTGCTCCACGTCGATGCTGGATTGCAGCATCAGCTTGCGGCTGTAATCGGTGAAGGCGCCGACCGTCTTGGGCGACATGTTCACCTGGTCAACCGTCTGGTTGCTCTCGGTGGGAGCACCGGACTCAGCCACCCAGTAGGCGGTAGCAGCGCCGGTCTGGCGGGGGATTGCCACGTTACCGGACAGGCCAGTCAGGCTGGTCACGCCAAGGCCGACGAGAGCAGAGCGGTTCCGCAGCAGCTCGATAAACGAACCAGGGCGGAAGTCGGTCCCGACCAGATCACCAGCAGCGGAGGCAGTGCCCACCACCAGATCGCGGCGGAGCACCTCGTTGGGCACCATGATGCCTTGGGCGGTCTTGCCGGCGCGCTGGGCAGCAGCCTCGGAGCACTCGCGCTCGAAGGCGGCAGCTTCCCAGAGCTTGCGGTCCTGGGGGTTGGCCAGGGCGTTGATGGCGCGCTGGAAGGAGAACTCGCGGGTCTCTTTGGCAGACAGGCCAATGTCGGCAGCCTTTTCGGAGACGGGCTCCACTTTGGCGCCCAGCTTGTCGAGGACAGCAGCGCGAGCCTCGTCGAGGCTGCGGCCACCTTCGATCAGCTGGCGGCCGAGGTCGGCCATCCCATGCTTCTCAGCCAGGGCAGTGATGCCGGAGATGCGGGAGCGCTCAGCCTTGGCAGCTTCAGCAGCCGCTTCAGCCCGCACCGCCGAAAGGTCAGGGGTGTTTTCCATCGGAACCTCAGGTTCTGTTTCGGGGGTTGGAGATGCGGCGGGAGCCGCAGGTTGAGCGTCGAGAGCACGCCCGACGCCGACCGTTGGGTCTGCAGGTATGCTAACCACGCTCACTTCGTAGGGACTCCAGCGAGTTGCCACGAAGTCTTCGCCGCGCTGCTCCATGTCGTTGATGGCATAGCCAAACGACACATTGCGCAGCACGCCATCACGAACATCTGCCAGCACTTCTTGGGCAAATGCGTTGCGGCTGAACCGGACGTTCACATAGCCGCGCTTGGCTTTGTCATCGAGCCAGGCACGTTCAACGACACCGATCACCTTGTTGGGATCGTGATTGAACAGCACTGGCGCCGAATCGTTCAGCCGGTCAAGATCAGCAGCGCCGCGCTCATGGCTGAGCACTTCGTTGCCGAAGTAGCGAGCGACCGGGAACTCGCTGGAGAATGGGAACTCGATGCTGCGCTCGTCCTCGCTGACCTGGAAGTCAGCAACCTCCGAGCGCTTCAACAGTTGCCCTTCAAGGTCACGCGATTGTGTCATCGGTGGTTTCCGGGTTGTCGTTCACATTATCGGGCGTCTCAGGCGCAGGGGCTGCCGGCACAGGGTCGCTGGCCGGGTCGGTGTCGAACTTCAGCTCCAGCTCGCCGGCTGCATCCAGCTCCATCCGCCGCGACTGCATCAGCTCCTCAAGGTCTCCACCTTGCTCGGCCACCACGTCGCCCAGCGTCTTGAAGCCGCAGCGCACCGCTTCTTTGTAGGCCTGCACCTCCTTGCCCGGATCCACCCACGCCCAGCCGCGCGGCATCCAGTGGACAGCTTTGTAGCGGTCAGCTTGGATCTCGTAGTTGGCCAGCGGCAGCGCGCCGCTGAGCACCGCCATGTCGAGCCACACGTCGAACACCCGCTGGTGCAGGTTTTCGATCAGCCAGTTCTGCAGCACCCGCCAGTGATCGCGGTCTTCCAGCAGGCTGAGCCGGCTGCTGCTGTAGTTGGTCTGGCTGAAGTCCCTGGAGACCGTCTCGTAGCTGCAGCCGATGCCGGCAGCCATCGCGCGCAGCATCGCCCGCACAAACGGCTCAAACTGCCCATCAGGCGCGTCCAGTTGCGGGACTGTCACACTCTCGCCTGGTGCCAGGTACTTGAACACGCCCGGCTCAAAGTTGCTCACCCGCTCGCCGTTCATCACCTCATCGCCCATCAGCTCGCCCTCAGGGCTGGTGATGAAGCCCATCAGCGCCGACGCCGCACGCGCCCGCACGATCTCCGCCTGCTCGTAGCCCTGCAGGTGATGCAGCCGCTGGATCGCGCTGGCGAACCATGTCACGCCGCGCGTCTGCCCTGGCCGGTCCATCCGGTAGAGGTGGATCACCTCATCGGCCGGCACCCGCTTGTGGCGCTGCGTGCTGATCTGCTGGTTGCTGAACTGATAGTCGCCGGGGTGATACGCCAGGAAGTGATACGCCACCGGGCGGCCCCAGGTGTCCACCTCCACGCCCATCCTGATCTCGTTGCCCTGCTGGCTCCGGCCGTTTAGCCCATCGTCGAGCAGGTCGGCCTCCAGCACTTCCAGCGCCAGCGGCACCGCCGAGCCACCGAACGGCTGTTTCACCAGCCGCACGAACACCTCGCCCGACTCCGCCACGCTGCGGATCGCCAGCGCCTCGATGTCATGCCACGTCAGCTTGCCCGCCGTGTGGCAATGCTGCGCTTTAGTCCACCGCTTCCACGCCGCCTCGATCTGGTCGTTCACGTTTTTGTCCAGCCGCCCGCCGCGTTGCATCCGCACCTGCGCTTGGAACGGGATGCCCTGGCCGACCACGTTCGCCGCAATCGCCCGCAACGTCTGCCGCGCATAATCGTTGTCGCGGCACAGCTGCCGCACCCGATCGCGCAGCTTCTGCGCCGAGCCGTATACCTCGCTATCTGCGCTGGTGTTGCCCGTCACCCAGTCAGACGTGAGCCGGCTGAACTTGGCGCCCTCATACATCCGCCGCCGTGGCTTCGGCAGCTCCGGCGTGCCGCGTTGCAGCCAGCCCATGATCGCGCTGCGAACGCCCATCAGAACCTCACGAATAAGTTATGCGGGCTTCCCAGCCCATTAGCCACCATTGTGGCCGCTTGCTCGCGCTTAACCTCTGCCTTCAGTTTGCTCTCCAGCTGGATCAGATCCGCCATCTCCATCTTCTTCAGCCGCCGGCTGCCGATCGTGTACTCCTGCACCGCGCCGCCGGAGATGATCGCCCGCATCGCGGCCTGCACCGCGTCGAGATCTTTCTGCGCCTGGCTGCGCCCATCGAACGCGCCAGGGCTGCCGGCGTAGCTCAGTGCCGCCAGCACCTCCAGCTGCCCGGCGCCCAGCGTCAGCTTCTCGGTGCCAGCCGTTGCGATCGCCTGCCAGTACCACTGCCCGGCATCAAACCCAGCGCTGGTGGCCGCGGCGATCGTGAACTCCCAGCCTTGGCCATAGGCCACGCCCACCACCGTCGCGCCTTCGCTCGCGGTGTTGGTGCGCAGGTAGTACGTCAGCGTCCAAGTGCCGCTGGTCACCGCATTGCCCAGCGTGTCGGCTGCAGCGTCATCCCGCCACTTCACCGTATCGCCGGCTCTGATCTGGGCGGGGATGTTCACGGCCTCACCAGTTGTTGATAAACGCCGAGCGCTGGCCGGCTCCTTCCGATCTTAGGCGCGGCTTGCTTGGCACTGCACCACCGTTCTCCAGCCTTCTTTCCAGCTGGTCCCAGATAGTTCTCCGGTCGTACCGCTGATACATCAGATTCAACGCGGCGTATGCGTAGACCAAGCAGTCGAGCGCTTCGTTGCGCGCGCTGGGTTTCTTCACCCACTCACGCACCGGGAAGCCGCCGCGGTTGTAGCGCAGCACCTGCTTCTCAGCGGTCAGCTGCTCAAAGTACTCGCTTGTCGCATCCATGTGGAAGTGCAGGTAGCCGGCGCCCTTGTCGTTGTGCCGCAGCCGCCCGAACAGCGTCGTCTTCACCGTGTCGCTGCCCACCGGATAGACCAGCGCCGAGCGCTTCAGCGTCTTGCCCTTGTAGTTCACGTCCACCTTGCTGGCCTTGCCGATCGGCGGCTTGCCCGATTGCGACTGACCCTTGATTGCCACCACGCCTTGCCGGGCACGCTCGCGCGCGTAGGCGTACACCTCGCTGGTGAAGTGGCCGCCTGAGTCGATCGCCACCACGTCGGGCCGCAACTTGCCGCCGGTGCCGTGTTGCCATTCGCGCAGCACCACCTCGTCAAGCTGCTTCCAGATGTCTGGCCGCGCCGGGTCGCCGTAGATCTCCTGGTGGTACAGCAGCCAGCCTTCCTCCTCGCGGCCCCAGCCCCACACGCTGACCGCAAAGCGGTTGTCCTGCACGTCCACGCCCACCGTCAGCGCCAGCGCCGCGTCGGGCACCACCTGCGGGTCGTAGTGCTCGCAGCGCTCCATCAGGCCCTCGGCACTCACCTTGCTGGCGTAATCCTCCTCCCACGTCTCGCCCAGCACCGTGTTGACCCAGGTCTTCAGCCGCGGCGCATCGCCTTTGGCGCGCAAAAAGTCCTCGACC